TGGTCGGACGTCGCCGACGCCTTTCAGTATATGTGCCTACACGCCGACGGCGGTGAGACCTTCGGGGCAAGCACATGGTCGACGCAGCGCAAAGAGGTTGTTCGGGTCTCCTCGAGCGGCTGGACCTAATCTGTTGACGTGTTAACACATAGGTGTTACCGTACGCATGACGTCACAGGTGAGATTATGATATGGCGCTAGGCCCAGCCCTAATTCCTGTTGCACGTGCTTCTGATCTTGAGGCACAGGCGCAACGTGCTTCTGATGAAAAACAAAACACCCCTATGGTTCAAGGGTTGTCTTCCCACGTCCACAAACGCTGGGAAGTAATGCGGGATCACCACCAAGACAATTTAGAAGAGCGTCTTGCACAGTGCGTTCGCGCTCGGAATATGGAGTACGAACCTGCGAAACTTGCTGAAATACAGTCGCAGGGCGGCTCAGAAATCTTTATGGGTATCGTTAGTGCTAAGTGCAGGACTGCTACTGCTTGGCTGCGAGATACGCTTTTAGGCGTCGGTACAGATAAACCGTGGTCTCTTAGCGCGACGCCTATCCCAGAGGTGCCACCGGACGTAACTCAGGCGATGCAGAATATCATGCAGCAGAACCTGATGCAGTACTACGACGCGGGTGGAGAACCGCCAGCGGACTTTGAACTTAAACAGCTTGCGTCGGGCATGAAAGATACGGCCATGCGGTCCATGAAGTTCGAAGCGGAGAAGCGCGTCGAGCGGATGGAAACCAAAATGGAAGACCAGATGCTTGAGGGCGGCTTCACCAAGGCGCTGTTCGAGTTCACTAACGACATAGCCACATTCCCTTACGCCGTCCTTAAAGGGCCGATACCACGCAAACGCAAAGCGATGAAATACGTTGAGGGCGGACTGGGCGTTGTAGATGTACTTCGTGACGAGTGGGAACGTGTAGACCCGTTCAAATTCTACTGGATGCCGTGGGGTGATGATATTCACTCGATGCCGGTTGCAGAATTACACCACCTGACACGAGAAGACGTTGAGAATATGCTCGGTGTCGAAGGTTATGATGAAGACGCAGTGCGTTCTATCCTTAGCGATTTTGGTTCGGGCGGGTTCAGTTGGTTAGATCACAACGACGATCTCATGGAAGACGCCACAGGGCAGGATTTCGACGAGGCAAACACAGATTTAGTAGCGGCGCTACAGCTTTGGGATACAATCCCTGGCGATGTTTTACTCGAATGGGGACTAGGAGAAGACGAGGTCGAAGACCCACAAAAGTCTTACCCCTGCGAAGTATGGATGATTGACAATATTGTTGTTCGTGCGGTGCTTAACTATGATCCACTAGGGCGCAAGCCTTACTACATGACATCCTTTGAAAAGGTTCCGGGCCGTATCGACGGCAACGGGGTCGCCGACCTTTGTATGGACGCTCAGAATATGTGTAACGCCGCTGCTCGGGCGCTTGCAAATAATATGGGCATCTCATCCGGTCCACAGGTCGGCGTTAATATAAGTCGTCTCCCCGCTGGCGAGGACATCACACAGATGTATCCTTGGAAGATTTGGCAGTTTCGACAGTCAGATTTTGCGGATTCGACGCCGCCAATGAGCTTTTTCCAGCCGAACTCTAACGCTGCCGAGCTTATGGGTGTTTTTGACCGCTTTATGGCGATTTCAGATGAAGTTTCCGGTATCCCTCGTTACATGACCGGGCAACACGTTCCGGGCGCAGGGCGTACGTCCTCGGGGCTGTCTATGCTCATGTCGAACGCTGGTAAAAGCATCAAACAAGTTATTAGCAACATCGACCACGATGTTATGCGTCCCATGCTAGAACGCCAGTATCAAAGAAATTTAAGGTATTCAGATGATCCAGACCTTATCGGCGATGTTCAAATCGTTGCGACGGGCGCAATGTCGCTTGTCGTTAAAGAAGCGGAAGCTGTTCGTAAGACTGACTTCCTCCGTCTTATATTGGAAAGTCCTGTTGCACAGCAGATTGTTGGCCTACCGGGTACAGCTGAATTACTCCGAGACCTCGCGGGTAACCTTAACACCAATGTTGATCGTCTTGTCCCTTCTCGAGAAGATGTTCAGAAGCAGCAAGAATTAGCTCAGCAACAGCAAATGATGATGCAGGAAATGCAACAGCAACAGCAAGCTGCTCAGCTGCAAGAAGACGGCACTCCGATGGGCGGGCGTCAGGACAATACAATGAGTCCGCGTCCAAACGGACAGTAGTATGTGCATGTGTTGACACGTTAACACCTTTAGAGTAGATTTTCCTTATGATTGACTTGAATCTTTGTGACCAGCAGCACGTAAAAGCTCTGCTGAGACTTAAAGAAACAGGTGAAACGGCTCTGTTAGGTCTTTTTAAGGCTGAAGCCGAGTTAGCCAAAGCTCGTCTAGTGAGCGCAACCGACACGGTAACACTCCACCGGTTGCAAGGACGCGCAGAAGCATTTGAAGACTTACTGACGTCGGTTGAATTGGCGGCGAACGTAATTAACCGCTCGTAAGAGCAAAATGAAGCACACCAAAGACGGGAACAGCCTACCTACGGGCGCTGTGAAACAGAGTTGGTGCTTTGAGGAGAAACCATATGGCGTTGCCAAAGCAGGTACAGGCCCAGATTGCCGAAATTGAAGCGTACGAAAAATCGTTAGAAGCCCAACACGAACCTCAACCCGAGGAGTTGGATACGGAAGCGGAAGTAGTAGCGACGATTGAAGCAGCACCCGAACTTGCAGAAGCGAAGCCAGCTGACACGTCACCAACGGACGTAGAGGAAGAGACTTTTAAGCAAAAGTACAAAACCCTCACGGGTAAGTACGACGCTGAAGTTCCAAGGTTGCACCAACAGGTGCGCGAGATGACCGAGGAAAAAAAGAAACTCCGAGAGGAGTTAAGCGCGCTTAAAGTTGAACCGACAAAGCCGAAGGAGAAAGTCAGTTTAGTGACCGACGCAGATCGAGCCGAATTTGGTGAAGAACTGCTGGACGTTCAGCGCCGAGTTGCGCAGGAAGTCTCTCAAGACTACGAGGGTCGACTTGAACAGCAAGACGCGGTTATCAAGAACTTGCAGGACGAACTTGCAAAGACGGGTAGCCAAGTTGGAGAAGTAGGATTTAGTCAGAGGCTTAACCAAGCTGTACCTGATTTCCCACAGATCGACAACGATGAGCGTTGGGTAGCGTGGTTAAATGAGCATGATCCTATGCTTAGAGGCCCACGCAGAGTTCAAGCACAGCAGGCGTTTGATGCCGGTGACGTAGAAGCCATAGCTCACTATGTGAGCATGTGGAAAGAAACGTTAGCAGCACCGACCGAAGCTAAGCCTAACCAAGCCGAACTTGAAAAGCAGGTTGCACCAAACCGTTCTGCTAATTCTGTTCGTACACAGAGTGCTTCCCAGAACTCTAAAATTTATTCGCCCAAAGATGCGGATAGAGCTTGGAATAAGGTTCGTACACTGAATACGCGAGGGCAGTACACGGAGGCGGAAAAACTTGAAGCTGACTTGACAGTTGCGTATATGGAAGGCCGCGTTAGAGCTTAGCCCTAATGTGTTAACATGTAAGCAGCTATTAAGTCTTAACTAACTTAATAGGAGGCCAAAATGGCTGCTGTATTCCCCGTCGTCTCATCAGGCGCATTCGACACAACCCCATCTTACTCAGGTGGATTTATCCCACAACTATGGTCGCAAAAATTGAACGCTAAGTTCTATGCGAACACTATGATGACCGAAATTTCCAATACTGATTGGGAAGGCGAGATCAAAAACCAAGGCGATACAATTCGTATCCGTACTGCACCATCAATCACAATCAACGATTATGCTGGCGCTGGTACTACACTGACTTCTGAAGTCCCTGCTCCGATCTACCAAGACATGCAGATCGACCAAGGTAAATACTTCAGTGTTCAAGTAAACGATGTACTCGCGCACCAAGCGGACATGGACTTGATGAACATGTTCACTGATGACGCTGCTAAACAGCTGAAGATCAACATTGAAAACGATACGTTCTTCAACTGGTTCGTAACTACAGGCGCAAACGCGTCAAACAAAGGTGCGACAGCAGGCGCTATCTCAGGTGCTTACAACTTGGGTACTGACGTAGCTCCAATCGACCAAGCCACTCCTGCAAACGTATTGAACGCGATCTTGCAAATGTCGTCAGCACTCGACGAGCAAAACGTACCGGAAGATGGCCGCTGGCTCATCATTTCACCACGTGATCGTCAGCTGCTGATGCAAACAGACATTGCTCAAGCCTACTTTACAGGCGATCAGTCAAGCACCATCCGTACCGGCAAAATCGGTATGTTGGACCGCTTCACTGTATACGTGTCCAACTTGCTGCCAAAAGGCCAAGCAGCTAAAGCTCTTGTTCCCGGTCTGTCTGCCACTTCTGGCGGCGCAACCGTGTCTAACGCTAAAGCTCGCCGCATGATGGTTGCTGGTACAAGCACAGCTTGTTCGTTTGCTTCGCAAATCAGCAAAACTGAGCCACTGCGTAACCAGACTGACTTCGGCGACATCGTTCGCGGCCTAGCCGTATATGGACGCAAGGTTGTTAAACCAGAAGCTCTCTGCACCGCAATCGTCGGCGCAGCCAGCTAATCACTGACCTAACGGGAGGGGGCGTAATCCCCCTCTCACAACCATAAAGGGGTTTGTGATGGCTACCATAAAAGTTGTTGACGTTATTTCACGCGTCGAAGCGATCTTGCAGGATACAAATATCCGTTGGCCTCGCCTCGAGCTTCAGAAATGGCTTAACGAGTCGTACTTGAGCATCGTACTACTGAGGCCCGACGCGAACGCAGTCTGTGCTACGTTTACGTGCGCGGCTGGGACAAAGCAGGAGCTAACGGCTTCTTCCGGTGGGTTTCCGTCTGCGCTCCGCCTTCTCGATATTACGCGAAATGTTCTCAGTAGCTCTGACAAAAAAGTTGTCAGGGTAGTTGCTCGCAGTGTTTTGGACGACCAAAGACCGACTTGGCACGCAGAGGCACAATCTATCAACATCCAACATTATACCTATGACCCTCGTCACCCTAAACAGTTTTACGTGTACCCACCCGCCACCAATACTGCTGAACTAGAAATGATTTATGCTGATGCGCCCGGTTCCCACGCGTTAGCGGAGTCTGCTTTAGACCCAGCCGGTGGCAATACTGAAGTGATAAAGCTTGATGACATTTATTTAAGCCCGATCACCGACTGGATTTTGTACAGAGCCTACAGCAAGGACGCTGAGTACGGCGCGAACGAACAAAGGGCGGCAGCTTCATTCCAAACGTTCAACGCAGCTATTGGCACTAAGACGCAGGTAGACGCAGCGGTTACGCCTAACCCAGCAAGTTCGGTGACTTAGATGGCTGTGCTTTGGAGTAAGTTTTACCCCTACATACAACCTTATCTCCCGGGTTGCCCCGAGGTTGTTGTTGAGTCTCACCTGCAAGAAGCAGCAGCAGATTTTTGTATGCGCAGTGAAGTCTGGCGTTTCGACATTGAGCCTGATTTTACCAGCAAGTCTACCACCGATTATTCTGTTGATACGCCCAAGAACGCGATCCTTGAAAACATGTTGTCGCTCTACCTTGACGGCACCAAAATTTCAGCAGTCACAGATAGGCACTTTGATCGCCCGTCAACGGCGGCTACGGCACGACCGAACAGGTATAGCATATACCAAGATACCCAAATTAGGTTTTTCCCCACTCCTGACCAGAAATATAAGTTCGAGGGCACAGGGGTGTTAAAGCCTTCGCTAAGCGCCACGGGTGTAGAAGACTGGATTTTTGAAACTCACGGTCGCTGCATTTCTTACGGAGCTATCGCACTCTTGGCTCAAATCCCCGGCAAGGAATGGTCTAACCCCGAGCTTGCTTCGTTCTATCACGCCAAGTTCGCGAAAGGCGCAACCGATGCAAAGAGCCGCGACGCACGAAGAGTAAATTTGCGCATCGCGCCAGTGGGGTTTGATCGAGCGAACGGGCAAGGAGGACGCTAATGGCTTCAACTTTTAAGTATGTGCAGGGCGACACGGGACCGCAGCTAAAGTTTACAATAACTAACGCTGATGACGGTGCTGTTACCGACCTGACAGGTGCCACTGCTACTTTGCACTTTCGAGCAGCAGGGGAGACTACTGTTTTGTTTTCTCGCCCGTTAATAATCACCGCTCAAAATGCGGCCCTTGGTGTAGCTGTTGTCCAGTGGGCTGCGGGCGATCTCGACCAAGACGCCGGAAACTACGAGGGGGAGCTAGAAGTCATACGCGGAAACGGCGTTCGTGAAACCTTGTATGACAAATTTAAGTTTAAAATTAGGGAGGACTTTGCTTGAGCCTGAAGTCCGTCGAGTTTTTAAACGCCCTAAAAGCGACTGCTGACGCGCTTGGACTAAACGTGTCTGCAACCCTGCTCGGGTTGAACTTTTCCGCGTCCGCTGTCGATGAGATGGTAGCGGCATTGGAAAAAGGTGATTTTGTACCTGTGCGACTGGTGTTAGAGCAGGCTTACGCGTCGGACGCTGCGCAACTCGCCGTCGGTAGACCGATTGCAGATACTCTTGCGCTTATAGATCAACTTGAGCGGCAGTTTTCTAAAGGAGCATCCGACAGCGCTCAGGCGCAAGAGGCGTTGCAGACTGCTTTTGGTAAAGCCAGCTCCAACATTGCAATTCCCACTGACGTTTTTACTGCAAATTTTGGGAAATCACCCTTAGAGACCTCGATTGCTACGGACGAAGATTACAACTTTGCGGTGCAAAAAGCATTGTTTTCGGCGCTTTCCGTAACAGACGACGTCGACGGCGAAGCGAGCATTCTTGACGACCAAGAGATTCAGTTTGTTAAAACTCGAACAGACGCGGCCTCTGTTGCGGAAACGCTACTTATTGTGGCTTCGTTTTTACGCACGTTTTCCGACGCGTCCTCGACTTCTGATGCGGTTACTTTGGGAACACAAAAATCAGTTGTCGACAACCTAGCTCTAACTGACACCGTAACCTTACTTTACACGTTTAACCGCTTTTTCACTGAAGCAGCGGCTGTCACAGAGTCTATTTCAAAAACATTTTCTCGCCCACGCGCCGACAGCGCTTTTTTGGGTGATGCGGCTACAACATCCCCAAACAAAGGGCTGTTCGAAACGACCTCGTTTACCGACGCAGGGTCACTACGAAGTCAGGGCTATGCTGATTTCACTTACTTTCAGGAAGATTACGTCGGTGCTTCCCGAACCTTTTCTTAGGAGATCGTTATGATTAACGAAAATTTAAAGCTCTCCGGTCAGCTTAACATCGTCCTCAAGGACAGGGCCGGGAATGTAAAAGAACAGCGCGAAGTCAAAAACCTCGTGGTTAACGCAGGACTTGCCTACATCGCGAGCCGCATGGTCGGCACCTCTAAGGGTGTTATGTCGCATATGTCTCTGGGGTCCAGTACCACGGCGGCGGCTGCAAGTCAGACTGATGTGGTTTCCGTCCTTGGCTCCCGCGAAGCGCTAGACTCTACGACCATTTCTGGAAGCAATAACGAAAAAGTTATTTACGCTTCTTCTTTTGAAGCGGGCGATGGAACTGGAGCCGTTACTGAGGCTGGGATTTTTAACGCCGCTTCGGGTGGTGACATGCTTTGCCGCACAGTTTTTTCTGTTGTTAACAAGGCCGCAGATGACACTCTTTCGGTAACGTGGACTATTACTTTGGCGGCATCGTAATTAGTTATTTCCAACTTTTAAGGGGGGCGACACATGGCTACCATAGTTACACGATCAGGCAAAGGTTCGCCCCTTACCAATACGGAAGTTGATGCGAACTTTACCAATCTCAATACCGACAAAATCGAAACTGACGCTGAAGTTCGCGCAGCGGTTGAGGCTGCGTCAGACAGTAACGTCTTTACAGACGCAGACCATACAAAGCTCGACGGCGTTGAAACTGGAGCTACGGCGGACCAGACAGCGGCTGAGATACTAACCGCAGTCAAAACCGTTGACGGCACGACTTCAGGTCTTGACGCCGATCTCCTAGACGGGCAGCACGGCTCGTACTACACGAGCTATACCGACACAGCTGTTTCCAATCTGGTTGACTCGTCCCCGGAAGCTTTAAATACGCTCAACGAGTTGGCCGCTGCGCTCGGAGATGACGCTAGTTTTTCTTCAACGGTTAACAGCAATATAGCCGCCAAGCTGCCGCTTGCAGGTGGTGCTATGACTGGTGCTATCACAACAAATTCTACGTTTGACGGGCGTGACGTAGCAACAGA